CTAGGACTAGTAAACGAGTTAGACTATGAGTTTGAAAGTGTACGAGACGAAGTAGGGCGTTTGTCTTATTCGGTAGACGAATGGTTTGACGAAAAATTTGACGTATGGTTTGATTTGGGTAGAGAGATTTATTCAGTTTATTTTCAAAACAGCGAGGCGTTTTTAACGTCAGACGATTTAGCCGCCGACAGAGACAAGCTAATGGAAATTAAAACTAAAGCCGAAGAGCTAGGGCTAGACGTAGTAGAAGTATACCCAGACTACGACGAGCATTTACAAGAAATTGACTACTTAAAAGACTTAGAGCAACGATTTATTATGCAACAACAACAATTTAGAGACGAAAGTAAAAGCGTATAAACTATGAATACAAATAAAACAGTACTGTCTATTGTAGACAAATTAAAGCCAGCTAAAAAAGCTGTTGAATTATCAATAGTAAACGACATAGATAATAGCTTTGATTGGCTAGAGCAGTCATATTCAGATGCTAGTTATGGTGTGGATTTTATGCAAGAATGGGAGCAGAAAATATACGACTTTAGTACTGAGCTTTCTATAGCTGTAGATAACTACGTAATAAATGGAGCAGCTTATAGTTTTCAAGAAGAGGCTCAAAATATGCAAGCAAGAATAGATAAGTTAGAAACAAAAGCTGACGAGCTAGGAATTATGCCTGGCGACTTAATTTCAAATTACGAAGAGATTAAAGAAATATTAAATAACGCAGACTCAGTAGACACAGAGTTTAGAAACGCTTATAAAGAGGTTTTAAAGGCTTCTAATAACTTGCCTTTAGCAGATTTTAGTTAATAAATTAATAAATAAACAATAAATATGAAACCAACAGAAATGTTATCGCAAATTAAGACTTTGCTAAAAGCTAGAGTAAGTTTAGCACAGCAAACACTAGAGGACGGCGTAACAGTTATAGAAGCTGAGAGCTTTGAAGCTGGACAGGCTATCTTTATAGTTTCTGACGAAGAGCGTATTGCACTACCTATCGGAGATTATACCACTGGAGACAACAAAATTATCGTTGTATCTGAGGAAGGAATGATCGCTGAGGTAAAAGAAGCAGCTGCAGAAGAGACTGAGGAAATTAAAGAAGAGCAACTAGAAGAGGAAATAGTTGTAGAAGACGTGCCAGAAGAGGCTGTCGAAGAGATAGCAGCTATCGTAGAGGCAGTAGTAGAAGTTATCGCTCCAGTAATTGAAGAGGTAAAAGAGCAAGTAGAAGAGCTTAAGAAAAAGTTATCCGAAATGGACTACAAAAAAGAAGAGGAAGACGACAAAAAAGAAAAAATGTCTAGCCAAAAGCCAGCTCGTAAACCTATGAAGCACAACCCAGAGACAAAACAAAAAGCGGCACAAAACTTATACGCACAAGGTAATTTACACAATACAACAAAAGACAGAGTATTTAACAAACTTTTTAATAATTAATAAAATGAGAAAAACAAATTTAAGAAGCATTACAGGAAACGGTAGTGTTGACACAATCACAACGTCCTACGAAGGGCAGTACTTAGGGCAGCTAATTTCCGCAGCTTTGTTATCTGGAGATACTATCGACAAAGGCGGTATCACAGTTAAACCAAACGTAGCTTACAAAGAAGTAGTAAAAAAATTAGACACTTCTGGAATTATTACAGACGCAACTTGCGACTTCACAGTAACAGCTGACCAGATTACACTTTCTGAGCGTATTCTAGAGGTTGAGCCTTTCCAGGTAAATTTACAACTTTGTAAAAAAGACTTTTTATCTGACTATTTAGCTTTAGAAATGGGAGCTAGTGCTTATAAGACTTTACCGTCTTCATTTGCTGACTACATTATGGCTCACGTAGCTGCTGAGGTAGCACAAAAAACTGAGCAAAATATCTGGGGTGGTGTAAACGGAACTGCTGGAGAATTTGACGGTTTAACTACACTTATGGCAGCTGACGGAAACGTAGTAGACGTGCCAAGTGTAACAGCTACTTCATTTACATCTGCAAACATTATTGACGAGCTAGGGAAACTAGTTGATGCAATACCAGCAGCAGTTTACGGTAAGGAAGACTTACATTTATACTTGCCAACGGTAGCTTTTAAAGCCTATATTAGAGCTTTAGGTGGATTTGGTAATTCTGGACACGCTGCAGCTGGAGCTAACGGTGTAGATAACAGAGGTACAATGTGGTACGATAACGGTGGGTTAACTTTCGAGGGTATGAAAGTGTTTAAAGCACCAGGTATGCCAGCAGATCATTTAGTAGCAGCTGAAAAATCAAATCTTTTCTTTGGAACTGCTTTACTTGCAGATATGGGACAGTCTTCTGCTAAGATTTTAGATATGGCAGATTTAGACGGCTCAGACAACGTAAGAATTATCCTACGTTTTCAAGCTGGCGTGCAATATGGAGTATCACAGGACTGTGTTTTGTATACTTTAGCATAATTAATTAATCATCAAATTTAGGGGTAGGTAAGCCGATTTGTGCCTACCACCCCTTTTTTTTTAACTTTTAAAAATATAAACAAATGAGTTGCAATTCACTAAGTATCGGACGTACTTTACCTTGCACTAGCTCAGTCGGTGGAATTAAAGCATTTTACGTTTGCGATTATGGTACTTTAGGTGCTTTAACGGTAAGTGCTACGACAGGCGAGTTAGAAAGCATAGCTGGTACTCCAGAACTATACAAATACGACGTTGAAGGGTCTAACGGACTTGAACAAGCTGTAACGGCTTCTGCTGAAAACGGCAGCGTATTTTACGAGCAGACATTAACGGTAACGTTAAAGAAACTAGACAAACTAACACAGTTTGAGCTACAAGACCTATTAAAGGCTAGAACACACGTTTTTGTAGAAGACTACAACGGTAACTACTTTTTAATGGGAGCGACTAACGGGGTGCATAGCTCTGGTGGGTCAATTACTACTGGACAAGCATACGGAGACCTTTCTGGATTTTCTGCATTGACTTTTACAGCACAAGAAGTTTTACCAGCATATTTTACAGCTGCGTCAGTAATTACTGCTAACGTAGAGGCTGGACAAATTGAGCCAGCATAATAAGGGGTTATATTAGGTATATGCTAAGGCTATAAAGAGGGGGTAGAGATACCCTCTTTTTTTATGCAAAAAAATAATATTTTACGTTATATATGTATGAGAGTGTTAAAACCGACAACAGACGAGCAAACCTTTTACATCATTCCTAGAGAGTACGCTATCAGTAATGTAATAGAGCTTAGAGACGATCAAACCAACGTAACAACGTCATACACTACTACAATGGTAAAAGAAAACGACTATTTAAAATTTACAGGCGTATTTACATTGTTAGAAGGACATTTTTACGATTTAACACTTGCTAGTACTTCTGTAGCTGGTAAGAAGTATAACACAGACAAAATATTTTGCACAGCTCAAACTATTAACCAAAACAATAACGAAGAGTATAGCATAAATAAAGACCTTTATATAACCAACGACAGCTATAGTAACGACTATATAGTAATATGAAAAAATTTAAACAGAAAGCCAACAGTAGCGTAAAAAAAGCTACACCTAGATTTATTAACTTAGGTACTTATACTAGCCCAGAAATAATAGAAGAGCAAAACAACGAGTTTGTTAAGTATGGTGCAGACAATAATTACTTTGGGTTTTTAAATGACCTGTTTAATGGTTCGCCAACTAACTCGGCTGCTATAAACGGAATTTCACAGCTAATTGCTGGGCGTGGTATTGACGCCTTAGACAGTAGCAAAAAGCCTAACGAATACGCTGTAATGAAAAAACTATTTACAGACGACTGTTTAAGCCGTTTAGCGATAGATTTAAAACTTTTTGGACAAGCTAGTATACAAGTTATATATAACGCCGATAGAAGTAAGATAGCACAGGTAGAACACTATCCTGTAGAAACTTTACGAGCTGAAAAATGTAACGAAGAGAGCGGAGACATAGAGGGGTATTATTATTCGCCAGACTGGACGCAAGTTAAAAACGGAGACGAGTTAAAAAGAATACCAGCGTTTGGGTTTTCTAACGAAGACATAGAGATTTTATATATAAAGCCTTATAAGTCTGGATATTATTACTATTCGCCTGTTGACTACCAGGGAGCGACACAATATATAGAAATGGAGTCTGAAATAAGCAACTTTCACTTAAACTCACTACTTAACGGTATGGCTCCGAGTATGCTTATGAATATGAACTCTGGCATACCAGACGAAGACACACAGCGAGAAATAGAAAATAAAATATATCAAAAATATACAGGCACGTCAAATGCTGGACGTATAATATTAGCCTTTAATAATGGCTCAGAAGAGCAAGCGACTGTAGAAACTATACAGCTTTCAGACGCACACCAGCAATACCAATTTTTAAGCGAAGAGAGTAGCCAAAAAATAATCATAGGACACAGGATAACAAGTCCGTTACTTTTAGGTATAAACAAGTCTACAGGGTTTTCGTCAAATTCAGACGAATTACGCCAGGCGAGTATACTTTTTGACAATACCGTTATAGCACCGTTTCAAGACCTTATTTTAAAAGCCTTTGATACTATACTAGCTTACAACGAAATGAGCTTAAAACTATATATAAAGACCTTACAGCCACTAGAATTTGTAGACTTAACAAACGCTACAACAGCTGAGGAAATAGAAGAGCAAACAGGACAGAAATTATCGCTATCTAGTAAAGAAATAGACGGTAAAACAGCTTACGATACTAAAGAGGAAGCAGAGGCAGTAGCTGAGCAAATGGGTTGTGGTGGTTATCACGAACACGAAGTAGACGGCAAAACGTGGTATATGCCTTGTAAAAGCCACGACCTTAAAGAGCCTTGCTGGGACGGTTACGAGCAAATAGGCACAAAGATTAAAGACGGTAAAGAAGTGCCAAACTGTGTACCGCTTTCAGACGCAGACAAAATGCGTAAAGACTTATACGAAAAATTAAAAGATATAGGCGAAGACGAAGACCTAAGCGAATGGGAATTAATAGACGCTACACCAGCAAACGAATACGATAAAAACATACACAGTGCATTAAATTTAGCTAGCGTTGTTAGAAGCACACCAAGTAAAACAAGCGACCAAGACACGTTAATTTTAAAGGTGCGTTATGCGTATGCTGGAAATAATAATCCACAGCGTGATTTTTGCCAAAAAATGTTTAACAACAAAATATATAGGGTTGAAGACTTAGACAGTGATAATCCAAACTATAACGGAAACGCAGACGGAGTTAATCCAGGCTTAGGAATTGGTGGTGCTAATAATTACAATATTTTTCTTTACAAGGGCGGGGTTAACTGCCGACATTATTGGGAGCGTAGAACCTACTTAAGAAAAAATAATAAGAAAATAACGGTAACTGAGGCAAGACGTAGGATAAGTGAGCTAGACCCTAGTTTACGTAAAGAAGCACAAATAGAAAAAAACGCTCCAGAGGTGGCACAAACAGCTAATGCTGGTAACGATTACTGGCGATATAATAACTAATAAAGAATGGCTACAG